TTGGTTTGACATACGACCACTTGGCAACAGGTGCAATTCGTGATTTTAAGAGTATTATGAATGAAACAGGTAGATGGGTTGATAGCTGGTGGAACAAGACCGAAAAAATCTATCGCTATCCAAACGGGTCAATACTTGAGTTCAAAAGTGTGGATAGAATGACATCTAGAGGACCGAGGCGTGATGTACTGTTCGTAAATGAGGCGAACGGTATTTCTTTTGAAGTGTTTGAGCATATGGCTAACCGTACCAAAGATTTTGTGGTGGTAGACTTCAACCCTAGTGCGAAGTTCTGGGCTCATGAAGAACTGGTGGAGAAACAAAAGGATAGGACTACTTTTTTGGTGCTAACTTATAAAGATAATGAAGGAATTAGCAATACTGAACGTGAGAATATTGAAAGCCACAAACCGAAAGAGGGTGAAGAACCAAACAACTGGTGGACTGTTTATGGACTAGGGCAGATTGGCTCGCTTGAGGGCAACATCTACCAAGGGTGGGTAGAGTCACCACGTTCCGAAATAGAGCAAGGCAGATTGGTGCGTTACGGTTTAGACTTTGGTTTCTCTAATGACGAAACCGGCTTGGTATCTATATGGGAAATGCAAGATGGTAAAATAGGCATAATTGAAGAAGTGTATAAGAGAGGAATACTGGGCTCGCAATATAGTGAAGTGTTTAAGAAACATGGGATACAGCAAGACGTCTTGATAATAGCAGACTCAGCACGTCCTGAAATTATAGCTGAAATTAAAAATGCTGGCTACCGTATTATAGGTGCAGACAAGAACCCAGGCTCGGTGCTTAGAGGCATAGATAGAGTTGCACAGAAACAAGTTCTTTATTATGGGCTAAATCTTAAACGTGAATATTTGAGTTACGCTTGGCGTAAGAAACGAACAGGGGAAATATTAGATGAGCCACAAGATGGAAACGACCACTTGATGGACGCTTTACGCTATGCGATAGATGACTTGAGCAAAAAGAGATTCAATTTTTAAGCAGAAGTGTGATATAATGTGGTCAATGGACACGCAGATTATGATAGCACTAATAGCTGCAATACCTACAACTGCAACAGCAGTTTCTACCGTATATCTTAACAGCAAAAGGCTCAAAGACCGAGAGGAAGCTATCAAAAGAGATGAGGCTCAAAGAAAACTTGCTGTAAGAAACGCCGCAAAAGCAAGCATTGAAAACATGATAACGCAAGATATTATCAGAACGGAAATCTTAAAGCAAATGCCTGAGAATAGAGATAATATCGAAGCTGAATACGCAGACTATCACCAAAACGGTGGAAATGGTAGGGTTACAAGAGAAGTAGAAGAATATAAGGCTTGGTATCAACAATTCAGCCCATCGAAAGGCGTAAAATGACAGAATATGTTCCTCTTGAAGATGACGAATGTATCCGATTCGCTAATTGGCTAAGAGTGAACAATATACCCCATGCTCATATTGCAAACGAAAGTAGAAGTGGTTCACGCTCTGCTATGATTCGTGGTGCTAAATTAAAACGAATGGGACAAAGCCGTGGCGTGTGGGATTACGAAATATTTGTACCGGTTTATGGTGTAAGCAAAACAGTAGATGACTATCAACTATTAAAAATAGAAATGAAAAGAAAAAAGGGAGGCACTTTATCACCAGAGCAAATAGAATGGGGTCAAATCTATAAAACTGCTGGGATACCCCATAAGGTCTGCAAAGGTGCTGAAGAAGCTATTGAATTCGTGCAAAGTTTTCTATATAATTAAATTGACAGGTGTTGCGGCGTCTGTTGGACATTAGGACACAATACAAAACGCATAAATCGTTTTAACTATTATTCAATTTACCCACTTTTTTCCACTTAGCCATTTTACCTACCTTAAATTATTGTCTTGTGGAAAAGTTGGTACAAAAAACTCCAAAGAAAAGTCAAAAAACTATTGACTTTTCTTTTTTTGGAATGTATAATAAAAACATAAACAAAATAACGAAAGGGTATAAAATGCAAGAAGAAACAAAATCAAAACTAAAAATAGCACTCTATGTCATACTTATAATCATTATCCTGCTTGTTGGGTGTGTATTAGAAGCAGACAGAGTAAACCAATTAGGTATGTAAATTAAACGGTAGCCCACAAAAAAGGGCTACCTATAAAGAAAGGTCTATATGAAAATTATAGAAGAAGAATTTGCACAAAGAATAGGAAATACGGTGATATTAAAACTAAAAGATAAACACGGAATATTCAGAAAACATTATCACAGATACAAAACAGAAGAAAAGGCAGAAATAATGTATCAAATCTTTAAGAAAGCAATTGAGGCTGGCTATGATAACAATTAAATCTCCACGTTACCACGATAGAAAAGTTCTTCTTGCAAGATATCGTCTACCTTGTGGAAAAGATGTAGATATTGAGATTCTTTATGGTGCTTATAAAGGCAAATATAAAGTAAAAAATTCAGTTATATGCAAATCGGCACTAGAAACAATGAAAACAAGGAACGGCAATTCAATTATAATGCGTGCTGTAAACCTTGACGAGCTTATCCCTATTGAATAACAAGAAAGACCCCTACTGTTTTACTAGGGGTCGTACGAACTGTGTATTTCATAGATAAGGATATAATTTTTTGTGTTCAAGGTACTACTTGAGGTCTATACCAATTATATCACAAACTATGATATAATTAAAGCAACTAAACAAGGAGCAAAGAGCGATGCTACACTTCAACGGATTAGAGCCAGTCGACTTCAAGGGCAAGATGTGTGAACCAAAAGTCGATACAGAGGCTCGATTACGTCTTAATACCATTAAATTCGGTACTGAGGCTGAAATAAGAGAGGCAGATGAAGTTCTTGCAAGCTGTTTCAATGAACAGTACGCCAAGGACTTTATTCGTAACAAGCTAAGTCCAGATGACAAGGAGATTCTAAGGACTTATCTTGTAAGTGGTGAAACTGGGCTAAATCGTTTGAATGACATTACGTCAGGTGCGATTAGCAGATTTATTAAACGTGAATTGGAGAGCGAAGATGTCTAAGGAGTTCATACTCGTTTATCAAGACTGTCCGATGTGTGGAAGTCGCAAATGGTGGGGTGAAAAGCAAATTTCGTTTGCTAAAGCAAGAAAAAGCACTATTCGCAAAGTGTCTTTCGTGTCAACTGAAGGTAGAAAATACTGCGCTGAAGCGTTGCAGGCTGGAAAAGCAACGATGCCATTCTTTACAGACGGAGAAGGACATTTTGGAAAAGACTTGCAAGAACTGGTAGAGGATATCAAGGGTGCGAAGGTGAGTGTAAAGCAGCCAAAGAAGAAAGCGAGCAAGAAGAATGTCAATACTAGAAAGAATTAGAGATTCGTTTGGAAGTAAAAGTAGAAGGGCTCAATCAAGAGATTTCGCAAGAGAACTAAGTTACCAATTACATCTTAGCCCAATTTGTTCTGATTACGAAAATATGTTCGCTCAGGTAAGACCCCTCATAGATGAAATGAAGGTTGTCATGCCTTACGGTATAGGAAAAAACGGTGCGAGATTACCCGAAACTAGAACACCAGAAATAGCATGGCTTAAAAACCCTAACGATGAGATGGGCTGGGCTGAATTCGCAGACGCCATGTTTGCAACTTGGCTCACTGAGGACGAGCTGGATATTCATGTTTGGAAAAATAAGCGTGGCGAAGTAGAAGGTTATACCATTATCCCTCCACAATGTAGAATATACCTTGGCTATGGACGTTGGGAATGGCAAGTGATGACTACTAAAGGCTTGGAAGTACTGTACGAAGATGAAGTTATGCGATTAAGATTCAGTAGAAGTCCAAAAGACCTCCAGCGTGGTGTATCCCCTGCAAGTTCCGTAAGAGTGTGGGCTCAACTTGATGATTTGGTCGCACAATACCAAAGAGCATACTTTGAAAATGGTGCTGTGCCGGCTACAATCACGTTTATTAGGGCATCTTCTGAGGCTAAGTATAATGCAACAAGGCATGAACTAGAAAACAATACACGTGGTGCTAGAAACCGAAATAAGACTGTCTATGTATGGCGACAATTCGATAATGACACCGGAGATGAAAAAGACCAAATAGAAGTTAAAACTATTCAAGGCAATAACTC